AGAAACCTAATTCCTAAAGGATTGATTTTATCTATGAAAAAGGTAGAAATATAAAAATGCAAATTGAAATTGCTGATATAAACTCTATAAAACCATACGAGAACAATCCGAGAAAATTATCTGATACTGCTATTGAGAAAGTGGCTATGTCATTAAAAGAATATGGTTTTAGACAACCAATAGTGGTCGATAAGGATAGAGTTATTGTTGCTGGACATACTAGATTTAGGGCAAGTAAAAAATTAGGTCTTAAAAATGTTCCTATATCTATAATTGATAATTTAACTGAAGAACAAATAAACGCATATAGAATAGCTGATAATAGAACTGCTGAAGAGTCCGAGTGGGATAATGAATTACTTAAAATGGAAATAAAAGAATTAGAAGCTAAAGATTTTAAATTAGATTTATTAGGTTTTAATGATGAACAGTTAAACAATATATTATTTGAGGAAAAACAAGGTTTAACTGATGAAGATGAAGTTCCTGAAACACCTGAAGAACCTATATCTAAACTAGGAGATATTTGGAAACTTGGTAATCATAGAGTTATGTGTGGGGATAGCACAAAAAATGAAGATTTTGATAAATTAATGCAAAATGAAAAAGCAAATGTTGTTTATACAGACCCACCTTACAATATTAATTATGGAAATATAAAACACGAAAAATTTAAGATGAGGGATATAAAAAACGACTCGATCGAGAATTTTGTACTAAATTTATTGAAAACTTAAAACAAAGATGTGATGGGATATTTTATTGTTGGGGAGCTCAAGGTAAGGACGGAAGATTATTATTTACAATATTAGATGATTACTTACACAATTCAACAACAATTATGTGGTATAAAGATCAATTTACTTTGGGTAGGGGAAAATATCATAATCAATATGAACCTTGCTGGTTTGGGTGGAATAAATCAGGAGAATCTTTTATTGACGACAGAAAACTTGTAAATGTATGGAATCATAAAAGACCAAAAAAATCTGATTTACACCCTACTATGAAACCAATAGAGCTTATTGAAATAGGATTAACACACAGTACTAAAATTGATGATATTGTTCTAGATTGTTTTTTAGGATCAGGAAGTACACTTATAGCTTGTGAAAAACTCAATAGATTGTGTTATGGGATAGAATTAGACCCTAAATATTGTGATGTAATAATTAAAAGATGGGAGAACTTTACAGGAAAAAAGGCAGAGTTAGAAAATGGACAATAATAAGGCAAATGTGTCAGAAAAAAGAAAAGGTGCTGGAAGACCTAAAATAATTGTAGATACTGAAATATTAAAAAACCTAGCATCTATTGGGTGTCCTACTTATGAAATAGCAAGTGTTATGGGAGTATCTGCTAGAACTTTAAAAAGAAATTATGCCGATATTATCGAACAGTTTAGAGAAAAAGGTAAGGCTAGTTTGCGTAAGAAAATGTGGGATAAAGCAGTTAAAAAAGATAATACCAATATGCAAATTTGGTTAAGTAAGAATTATTTAGGTATGAAAGATAGAACTCAAACAGAGTCTATTGTTGAGCCTTTACCATTAATCATTGATGCTAAAGCAGAAGAAATAGATGGCAAGAATTAAATTTGTTCATTTTGTACCTAGAGATAAACCACCTAAACGACCAAGAAGACATAAGAAAAAACTAAACAAAAGTGAGAAAAGATCGTATAAAAAATATAACAGACAAGGGAGATAAGATGGAAATAGGAGAAAACACTTTTTTAAAATTAAGAGAACAAAGAGATCAAGCTAGATTGGAATGTGATAAAGTAAAGATTCAAAGAGATATAGCTTTAAGAAAATTAAATAAGGCTTTACAAATAGCAAAAGATTTAAGGAAGTTAATAGAAAATGGAAATCAAACGAAGTAATTTTTATCCTAATGGAGAAATAATACCTTATCAAATGCCACAGGATTATAGACCATCAACAGGTAGAGGGTCATGTGGTTCATGTGGTATGTTTTCTCAAAAAAGATATTTTTGTGGTATTTGGAGAACTAGAGGAGTCCGAGATACTTATGTATGCAACAAATGGCGACAACGACACTTCAAGAGATAGATAAATTAGCAAACCTTTATAATAAAACTAAAGATGATAAATATAAAATACTTTGGTATAAAAAAATAAAGGAGTGGGCTAATGTGCAAAACACTTATAATACTGGTACTGTTATTCGATGGAACTTTGCTAAAAGAAGAATACGAACTATCAAGACCAATGGAAGTCCACGAATGTCTGATGTACGCAGACGACCATAGAGAAACAATAGCCACTTACAAAGAGTTTGATAATGCTATGAAGAATGGTTATTATCTAAATGATGGCAGAGGTACAATACAAGGTTTTATTTGTGAGTAATATATGATATTAGCCTTGTATGGCAAAATTCAAAGGTAGAACTGTTAAATTAAATAAACCATTTAGAACACCAAGTGGTTCTAAAAAATTTGCAGTTTATGTTAAAAATAGAAAAACAAACAGAGTACAGATTGTAAGATTTGGTAGTAAAGAGTTATCTATTAAAAAAAATATACCAGCAAGACAGAGATCATTTATGGCAAGGTTTCGTCCTATCTTGGCTAAAGCTAGAAGATCAGGAAAGCAACTTAATACTACTCCTGTCTATTGGGCAGTACAATCTTGGAAAAAAGGTTTTAGAATATGATAGATAAAATTTGTTATTTTTTATTTGGAACATTAGATAAGTGGTGTGCTTGGGTAGATGATATGTTCACAAAAAAACCAAAAAAGAAAAAGAAAAAACAAACTGCACCAGAGGATTTATTCAATGGCTCTTAAAATATCAGAAGAAGCAAAAGTTCAAATGCCAATGAAAACAGTTGCATCTTTGATAGGTATAGTTGCAATAGGTGTGTGGGGTTATTTTGGAATTATAGAAACTCAAAATAAATTAACAACTCGATTAGAATTAATGGAAAAAGATTTAACAGAAAATACAGAATTTAGAATTAAATGGCCAAGAGGACAATTAGGTTCTTTACCAGCAGATAGTGAACAATTTATGCTTATTGAAGATTTATATAAACAAGTTGAAAAGCTACAACAAACACAAGAGATGAATATGACTAACAAAGTTAATATTGAATTTTTAACTAAACAGATGGAAAAGGCTTTAGTAGATATTGAAAAATTAAAAGACTCTAATAGAGAAATTAGATATAATGGAAATGGAAAGCACTAATGGTTGAGGTAATAGCATTATTAATGATAGTAAATAACGAGATCAAGGAACATCGTATTCAACCTGATATGGCTAGTTGTTTGCGAGGTAAAAGAAAAGCTGAAAGAGTTTATCAAGAGAATGTTCAATATTCTTGTATAAAGTCTATGGCAGAATTAGAAGATAATATAGATGGGAGTAAAAGTATTAAGAAATTAATTTTAGAATAACATGATAGACGAAGATAGGACATTTGAAAACGAAGTGAGATTCCATAATGATAGATTGGGTATTAAAAATAATAGAAAAAATAACAAGAACAATATTCCACTGGTGTTGGAGAGTCCAAACTCAAAGAAGATGGAAAAGAAAGAAGAATTGAATGGAATATATACTCCTTTATCAACTATGCTCTCTAGTTAATAATTTTTGTTATCCACCTTTAACAAATAGACAATTAACAACTTATTCAGAATGTGTATCAAGAGGTGCAGAGAAAACAATAGAGTTAGTTCAGAAAGCACCTAAAGAATTTGACGAACAAAAATATATCGTTAAATATTGGTGTTTAAGTGAAAATAACATTAACAAAACCCCAACTTAAAGTAAGTCAATCGAAAGCTAGATTTAGAATTTTAATCAGTGGTCGTAGATTCGGTAAAACTTATTTAGCAGTGACAGAGATGATGAAATACGCATCTCAACCTAATCGTAAAATCTGGTATGTAGCACCAACATTTAAAATGGCAAAAGAGA